ACATTGTTACTTGGCACAACCGTTCGACCACGCGCTTCGGCTACTGCCGCAACGAGAACGACGTTTATCAATATCAGGGCGCCGAGTTTCTGTTCATCGGGCTCGATGAGCTGACGCACTTCACGCTGAAGCAGTGGCAATTTCTCACTTCGCGCAACCGCTGCCCCGTCCCGGGAAGCGTTTGCACCATGGCCGCGGCGACGAACCCCGGCAATATCGGGCACGCCTGGGTGAAAGCGCTGTGGGTCGATCGCAAGCCGCCTGCCGGTTTCGACCAGCCGAACCTTTACAATCCGAGCGACTATGAATTCATTCGCGCATGGCTAAGCGACAACCCGATCTACGCGAACGACGTCGAGTACCGCCGCACGCTCGAAGTGCTGCCCGAGCATCTACGCAAAGCCTTTCTCGACGGCGACTGGAACGTCTTCGCCGGCCAGTATTTCGACATCTTTGACTACGGCCGGCACACCGCGCGGCCCGAAGAAATACGCCTCGAACCATGGTGGCCGCGTTGGATTTCGATCGACTGGGGCTTCCAGCATCCCAGCGCGGTCTATTGGCATTGTGCCGTACCGGCAGAAGCTAACAGCAGACAGCTCACAGCTGACAGAACAACAGCAAAACCTGCTTTCTCCTCCAATGCTGTGAGCTGTCAGCTGTAGGCTCGCGTATCGTCACCTACCGCGAATTCGTGCAGAACGGCCTCTCGCCGCGCATGTTGGCGCAGGGAATCGCCGAGCGCACCGGCCGCGAGAATATCTGCGAAGTCTTTCTCTCGCCGGATGCCTTCGCGCATCGCACCGCCGAGGCCTCGATTGCCGAGCAACTCGGCGATGTTCTGATCGCGAACGGCTTGCCGCGGCCCGCTCCCGCTGACGACGACCGCATCGGCGGCTGGCAGTTCATGTACCAGATGCTGGAGTCCGACGCATGGGTCATCACAGAAAATTGCACCAAGTTGATCGAGTGCATGCCGACGCTAGTGCGCGACACCACGCGCAGCGAGGACATTCGCAAAATGGATGGCGATGATCCTGCCGATTCGGCGCGCTATGGATTGGTCTCCGGCGGAAGAATCGCCGGTGTTGCGGCGGCCTTCGCGCCGTCCAGGGCGGGGCAACCCCCGCCCCTACATCCGCCGGGAAGCGGGGCGCATTTCGTTACCGGCATGCCGCTCGGGGAACAAATTAGCCGGCAAATTAGCGCGACAGATCCGACTTCACGCGCCATCCATTCACAGCGCCTCGAAGCCGAAGCCCGCAAGCAGTTTCGACCCAAGCCGCTGCCGCGCCGCCGCTGGTAGCACAGACTTCAGTCTGTGCAGACTTTGACCCTGGCTGCGCGAAAGCGCACAGGATAAATCCTGTGCCACTGGTGCTCAATGTTAGATTGGCTCCGCAAAATGCTTCAGCTGAAATATGTAGGCCTGCTCGAGGCAGACGTGGCGCGTCTGCGTGCGGAGAATCGCGCGCTGATGAATTCGCTGCTGGGGACGGCAGGATTTCCACCCGTCGAATTTCCCGAAGCGCCGAAGCCGCAGGCGTTGCCGCGGGTGCGGAAGCGATCGTGGCACCAGATTCAAGCGTGGCGCGAAAATGGAGCGGCGCGCGAGGCAAGCCCGGAATTTGACGGTAGAGACGATGCGAGGATGAATGGACCTGTACCCCACAGCTGATGTTTTTGCCGGCGCAGCCGGCGCTATCGTACCGGCGGATGGCAACTACGCGCCAAACGGAGCGCAGGGCGTAAGTCCTGCGGCTGTTTCGGATGCTCGCGGTGTCAACGAAGAGGACGCCCTCGGCGCCGACGCCACGGTAGGGGCACGGCATGCCGTGCCCGTCCTCGGCGCGATTGTCGACCTAGGTCCAAACAACGAGCGCCTCGAAGATTTGAAGCCAGAACTAGTCAACGCGCTGCGCGAACTAGTGCACCAATATCGCCAGGAAGGCATCGTCGCGCGGCGCAACGAAATCCGCCGTATTCGCCAGGCGCGCCTCTTCTGGCAAGGCCTGCAATACGCCTGGTGGAACCCGAACGACATGAACTGGCATTTGCCTTACGAGAACCGCTCCAGCAACGACCGCGAGCTCGAGGAAATGCCGCGGTATCAGTTCGTCACGAATTTTTACCAGGGATTCGGACTGTCGTTCATCGCCGTGCTATCGCAGGATGTCCCGAGCGTGCGCTTCTACCCGCAGTCTGCGCAGTCTCTCGATGACATCGGCGCCGCGCGGGCAGCCAGTGACGTTGCCGATCTGATCGAGCGGAACAATGAGGTCGAAAACCTGCTCAGTACGATTGGGTATTTTCTGTGGACCGATGGAAAGCTTGGCGCCTACGTGCGTTATGTCGCCGATGGACAGCGCTTCGGTTTTCACGAAGAGCAGTTGCTCGCCGCGCTCGAAATTCCTCTCGGCGAAGACAAGTATGTTTGCCCGAAGTGCGGCAAGGAAACTGTAGCCGCGGTCTTCAGACCGCGGGGTTTAGACGACGATTTCGCCCAGTCCTCGCCGCAGAGCGCCCAGCCTGTGCGTCAGAACACCCCGCCCTCTGAAGAGGGCGGCTACAGCACCGCGGATCATGCAACTTGCCCCAGTTGCGGCGCCGAATTGTCCGAAAAACATCTGCGCAAAGCCGAGCGCGTCACCGTGCCGCGCGTCATCGGCACGCGGCGCGTACCGAACGGCCAGGAAGTCATCTCCATCGCCGGCGGCCTGGAACTGAACACGCCGGTCTGGGCTAACGAGATGCACGAATATCCGTACCTGCAATGGCAGGCGGAAGTGCATCGCGCGAAGCTGAAGGCTGCGTATCCGCATGCGGCGAGCAAAATCGAAGCCGCGCCATCGCAAGGCCCCGATGACGTCTACGCGCGCGTTTCGCGGCTAAGCGTCGAGCAAGGCCTGCCGTCGATCCATCCCGGCGACGCGCTCATGAACTTGATCACCTTTGACCGCACGTGGCTACGGCCGTGGGCGTTTTACTCGATTGAAGACGAAGCGGTGCGCAACGAGTTGCTCGCGATGTTTCCCGATGGCTGCTACGTCGCGTTCGCGGGCGACGTGTACTGCGAATCGCGCAGCGAGTCTATGGACGATCACTGGCGCGTGCTGCACGCACTGCCGGGCGACGGCCAAAACCGTCCAAGCGTCGGCGATTCGCTCGTACAAGTCCAAGAGCGCTACAACGTTCTCTCGAACATGCAGGCGGAGACCTACGAATACGGCATTCCGCCAATTTACGCCGATCCGCAAGTGCTGGATTTCGACGCACTAGCGAATCAGGTTGCCGAGCCCGCCGCTCATTTTCCGGCGCGCGCGCGTCCTGGCCAGCCGCTCGCAGCAGGATTTTTTCAGCCGGCGCCCGCGCAAGTTCCCCCGGACATGATTCGTCATCAACAAGATTTGATCGGCCCGGTGGCGCAATTCTTGACCGGTCTTTTCCCCGCGATTTTCGGCGGCAACATGGAAGACGTGAAGACCGCGTCAGGCTACGCGCTGGCGCGCGACCAAGCCATGGGCCGCCTGGGATTGGTGTGGCGCCGCACGAAACAATTTTATGCCGACGTGCTGCTGCTCGCCGTCGATTGCTTCCGCAAGAATCGCCCGGAAGACGCGGAGATTCCGCTGCTCGGACCGGACGGCGTGCTCGATGCGCGCATGATTCGCACCGCGGATTTGAAGGGCAACATCTGCGTGCATCCCGAGGCCGACGAAACTTTTCCTCGGCTGAAATCGCAGCAGCGCGCCGTGTTGCAGCAACTCTTCTCGCTCAACGATCCGCTTATCCAGGAAGCGCTCGCCGAGCCCGCCAACATCGGCTACATCAAAAACGTTCTCGGGCTTACGGAACTAGTCGTCCCCGGCGAAGACTCGCGCAACAAACAGCTCCGCGAAATTCAGCAACTCCTAGCCAGCGCCCCGATCGTCATTTCGATGCACCCGTCGGGCGTCGCGCACGTAGCGCCGGGCTTTAGCCCGGCATCCGGAAGCCACGAAGAATCGGACGCCACGGAAACGTCGAACACCGCGCCTGAAGATGCCGCCCTAAAGCGCGGCGCTACGCAGTCCCCCTCTGCCAATTCGCACGAGTCGCCAGTCACAAGTCACCAGTCACAGACCCTGGTGCTGCCCTCCGTCCCCGTCGACCAACTCCTCGACGACCACGCAATCGAATTTGAGGAATGCAAACGCTGGGCCAACTCAGAAGCCGGCCAAGCCGCCAAAATGACCAATCCCGCGGGTTTCGCCAACGTCCGCGCCCACACCGAAGCGCACCTGCGCGCCATGAGCCTGGCCGCAAACGCGGCCGCGACAAACTCAAGCGCCGGCCCCGCAACATCCAGGGCGAAACAAAAGACATCTGGCTGAAATTTTCAGGCATTCCTCGCGTATCTACCATTGTGCTACTTTAATGGGAGATCTTTGGCAAGCTCAAAGGTGCTGATTGGATTCGCGAATCATTGTCTTAGGACTGGGAACTGACCCTAGAATTTATGGAGACGCCGTCTCGCACGTAGCGCAGAGCGCCATAGTTGATGAATCACTTGTGCTGCACTACCGCGAACGAGCTATTGAGCGAGACTCGATAAGTTGGATCGTAGAACTTCTCTTCGAGCTCGACTTGATCGAGCTGGTATTCGAGGTGGTTTTCTGGTTTTTGAGTTAACCGCCGTCAGCAACCTGTAGTCCATTGAGAGCCCCGAAAAATCGGGGCTTTTTGTTTTTGGGACGAAAATGAACCAACAAATTACGACAACTTCGAGCGCTAATGGGCACAGCACGCCTCATGACATTTTCGTGCTGACGGACGAACAGATTTTGGAGATCGAGCCGGAAGCGCAAGACGCTTGGGTCCGCGAAGAGGCCGCGCAGGGCGACAGCCC